TACGGAACATCGGGATAACGTCCGGAATTCTCACTTTAGCCATCGGCGTTTCGCTACCCTGCCCGCTCTGGTTAACGGTACAGCGACAATTGAAACCGTTGGGCGGGTAGTATGTTTTCCAAAAGTCATCTTCCAGTTTGCGTTGTACACCGTCGAGCGCACGGTGTGAATCCCGGACCCGTTTGTCACCTGCAGTTACATATACCAGGTAAGGCAATGCCTCTGCATTCTTTTTAAACTCAACCCATTTTCCTGCAAGTGTTGCGGAGTTTAGTGCTGTATTGTATTCTGTTTGCAACCAGTCAATTGAATAGACTTTGTGTGTTTTGGCAACTTCATTTCGGAAATCGGTAAAGCTTCGCACGTTGCCGTTGTCATCTTTGAGTAAGTTTGTGCAGTCGCGTAATTCCTGATAGTTTTTTGCAACCGAAAACTGATAACAGTTGCGATCGAGATTATTAAGCATTTCAGCATCGGAAGTGGTGTAATCTATTTGTGAGAAGTCACGCCCAAATCCTTCTGTTATTCCTGACCGCAACTTTTTTGCAACCGCTGCAGCGGTTTTTGCATCAATGCCGTCCTCGGGAAGTTTTCCGCTGTAGATCAGTTTTGCAATACGATTCACTTCTGATTCAAAATCAGAAACATCTTCTTTTGCAAGCGTGATTGTGACAGGATGATAGCCGCCACACTCGTGGCATGGCTGATAAAGCGTGATGAGTTGCTTTGTTAATTTACTCAGCTTTTTTTTTTAGCCGGATCGGCTTTTTTTACAGGTATTGATTCGGTAGGCGGAGTTTGCTTTGTTTGTTTTTTGCCAAGAATCTGAATATTATATTTGTCGATAAAATAAGCAGGATCGATGTCATATTCTGAGATAAGCATTGCTTCAACTTGCTGCATTTCCGTTTGCGAAAATTCATAAGTATCATCGTATTCGGCTGTATAGCCCGCGGGCATCATCCCGTGACGGATCATGAGCGGGATCAGGTCATCGTTAATCACGTCGAGCAAATAATCAGAATCGCTCCACATGATGTCTTCCGTAACATTTTCATGTACCAGGGCCTGCGACTTTGACGACCCGTTGTCCATCGTCATTGTCTGACCTAAAATGGCTTTTGAAATTTCAGTATTTGCACGCTCGATTCGTCGGTCATATACATTAAACGCATCGCCTTTGCTTGACTCTACGATTTCAATTTCGGTACCCTCGGGAAAAACACCAAACGAGGCCGCCCCCATCTTCACAAGCATATTATACACTTTCGAAATTTCACCCTCGTTGCGTGAAGTTGTTTTCCCGATTCTGACCGGCATGCCGAAGACTTCGGCAAACTGATCCCAATACGCCATTGCATTGCGTTTCGCGATGATTTGCGGTGTCAGGATGTTCAGGATTCCTAAATCGTATTTCTCACCGATTTCGATACACCAGTCCATCATCTCACGATAGTAAATTCCGGATGCGGCATCATCACCCGGTTCACGCAACAGAGTCCCAAATTCCGGGCAAACATGCTGGCGTGGGATCAGGGTTATATCAGAGAATTTCAGTTTTACGGTATCGTTTACGATATCTTCGAACTGAACGAGAGAGTGCGCCCAAAATGGTGTATCAAGCACAATGCTGCAAAATTTCTTAAACCACTTACTACGGAATAACAGAGTAAGTTCAGGCATGTTTTTACCTTCTTTATCCGCAATTTTAAGCGGTTTCGAGAGGGTTTTGAGCTTCCGGTTACGAATAGCACCGTATGTGTGCAGGTCAGCTATATTATCGCGATAAATGCGATATAACTCTGTTCGTTTTGGATTCTCTACGTTCAGCGCCATCTGCCATGCAAGCCTCCATTTTGCAATATCTTTTTTGGTTAACTGCTCATTTTGCAGCTTCAGATCAACCAACAAGTCCCGTGTTTTCTTCTGCTTTGCCAGTTTAATGATTTTTCCCGCCGTTAATTCAACTTCGGGGCTAAATGATGTTGGTATATCGCTGATTCGCTTTCCCATGTTTAAATTGCATTTAAAGGTGTTTAAATTACCAGCTTGACAGGTTGCTGGTTGATCCGTACCTGATTCCGACTTCCGGCTCATTATCTGATCCTACCAGTGCCGGCAGATTAGGATTGATTAATCCTTTTTGAACCTGTTCGAGCCACTTTATAGCACGATCGTACCTGATTTGTCGCACTTCCGGCATCTGACGCATTGCTATTGCAGTGTGCATGTGATAGAGCGTGATGTCGATGCAATATGTGAGAACGATCTTATTACGATCGTCACCGGTTTCTGAAAATATAGAAGCAACATTATATCTTGTGCGCAGGTATCCTTCCATTTCTTCGATAGCCGTTGCAATACAACTGTTTATCTTTTCTTCTTCAGAATTAGATACGATGTCTAAATCGTCACTATCAATTAATTGTTTGAAATCATCGGTTGTTATAAACATAGCTGTACAGATTACGGGGTTACATAAATTGCAGCCTGCTCGAGCTGCTGAATTGTAGTGCCTTTTTTAAAATACCGAATCCGGATCAGTTTTTTTACATGCGATTTTTTACGAAGCAGTAACCGGTTATTCATTTTGATAACCATATACTTATAACCGGTTTCTTTTGCCTTCCGGTTTGCTTCTGCAATGAGTTTCCATTTGCGGCGTTCGAATCGCCAGATAAGTATTTTTGAAATAAGTTTTCCGATAAGGGTATATAAAGAAGGGCTTTCTTCTATTTTTACTACCGGATAAAAATTTTGTACTGTTTGCATTGATTATGTTTGTTTGTTACCAGCCTTTTTCGTTTTTTCTAAACCCTAAGCGAGGTTCAAAATTTTGAATATGTGTATAGCGATTAAGCTTTGAAATCCCGCCCTGAATAGCATCTGGTCCGTCGTCATTCGCTTTGCTTCCTTTTTCGAAAGCCAAAAACTGATCGATCGTTGTAATCTGATCTGCTAACTCACGTTCGTCTTCGTTGAAAAATACGTCATGACGTTCGAAATAACCCGCCATCGCTTCGATTCTATCATACTTGTCTGCTTTGCCGCGTTTATCGGGAGTAACCGGAATGTAATATCCCCGTTTATCTCCTTCATGATCAAAATCGGAAACAAACTCGTCCATAGCGAACAACCCTTCAATCATATATAGAATATTTGCTTTTTCCAATTTTTTTGCTTCGTATAGATTATAGAGCCATTCAGCCACTGCCGGACGTGTGCAGTGTCGAAGAAATGAATGAATAATGTGTATTTCCCGACCCTTTTTCCCGATTAGATACATTCCTTTGTAGTCTGCATGCGCTTTATAAGAGAGATCGCTATACACTACAAGTGATTCATAATCCTTGTAGTTATACATTTTTTTCCACTGCATGTCCTCAAACCGATATACTGATCCATCCTGTATATGCACGTGCATATACTCCCGCATAAACGATCGATATGGTGTATTTTTAAATTTCTTTTTCCAAAATTCCGAACTTGTTTTTTCGGGCCATTCAGGTATAAAATTTATCAGATCCTTGACGGCTCTGACGGTGAGCACATGATGAACAGATTTATTTCCTTCTGCTTTTGCTGCATTTGAGCTGCTTTGGAAATAGATTTTTAATCGGTTTGTAATGCTGTTTTTATGAAAATTATTATTTGCAAAAACAAAGCGTTGCGTAGCGTTATCTTCCGCATCAAAGCATCCCCAGATATCTTCTGTTATATAGTCAACGGACTCTCGCATCAGGCGGTCGTTGTTGACGTGTTTTTTGTTGTCTACATCATCAACAACGATGTAATCAGGTCGCCATTCACCTTCACGAACCCCGCGTGGGCTTTGTCCAAACCCCAGCGACATAAATTTCACGCCGTCGGTTGTTGTGAAATCTCCTTCGGCCCAGTCACCGTATTGAAATTTTGCACCGTAATCGTTAATAATGCGTTTGTTATACTGAAGTTGAGCCTGAATACCGGACAGCAATTTTTTTGCCTTAATGTCCGTTTCTCCAATCAGCAGCATAAATTTCAGCTCCCCTGTGAACATCAAATATAAAGGGATCCCCATATCAACATGAACCGACTTTGCGCCTGATCTGTATATTTCAGCTAACAGGTTAATCTGTTTATTTTTGATAATCAGATTTGCCATTTTTTTATGAAACCAGGCACATTTACTTTTCGCGTAATTACTAAAGTAATATTCAAACCAGGTTACATAATCTGCTTCAAGTGACTTTACACGATTGTGTTTTTCTTCAACCGTTTCATGCAACTCAATATTTGCAACATTCGCGATATACTGACAGTGTTTGTCGTAATCGCGTAACAGCTTTTCATAATTCTTATTTGTTGCCGCGTTATTCATTATCTGCCTGTTAACGCGATATGACGAATGAATTTAGAATGCCATTCTGTGAAGATTACGGCGGTTTTAGGGTCGTGTTTACTCACGTAGTTATCAATTTCTTTGCAGATGTCGATGATAACCGGAAGCGCTACTTTCTTATCAAGTTTATCAATTGCTGAAATGAGTTTGCTGAGCGCATCAGCATTGATATTTGAAACTTCGCCGGAAGCCACTTTTGTAGCTTCGTTAATTAACAGCTCTTTGAGCTTGAGAGGGCGTAATGCAAGTTCTTTTTTTCTCTCTTCCCATCTTCCTTCCTTTTTCCATTTTGAAAGAGTCACCTCGGAAATATCGATGTGTAAAGCTATTTGCTTTGCATTCATCGTGTCACTGATGTATAACTCTTCTGCTAACTCTTTCTTTTTCGCCTGACTCAGCCCCATTTTCTTAAATTTTATTGAAAACAAAGGTATATACACATATAAGTTACAACAAATTTCTGTTTGATGAACAGTTTTATTTAAAAGCTTTATCGTTTGTATTTTGAGTATTAAAACTAGTAATTTGGTATATTATCGGAAATTAATTTGCAAAAAGAAAAATGAGGATGCAACTTTGTAGCTCAATTTAATTCGCACAAATGCCCAGATCGGTTGTAATTTCAGATGAATCAATTGTAAACTCGCACGGATTCCGTGTAATGACAGACGGAATCGATATTTCTCAGTACGAACGTAATTCGTTACTTCTATTTATGCACTATCGCCCATTCAGGGGTACAAAAGATGAAATACTTGCGATAGGTACAGTTAGCAATCTTCGTAAAGAAAATGGAAAGCTAATTGGAGATTTGAATTTTGATGAGAAAGATGAATTTGCAAAAAAAATTGCATTAAAGTGGGACGATGGAATTTATAAAATGGTATCACCCGGTCTCGAACCTGTTGAAACATCTGACGATCCTCAGTATTTATTACAAGGTCAACGTTATTTTACACTTATAAAAAGTAAGCTGGAAGAAATTTCAGTTGTTGACATTGGCAGTAATGATAATGCACTTGCGCTTTACCAAGGCGGCAAATTGATCACTTTATCAAATCAATCTGATTTGAACAACCTGATTCCGGCAATTACCGAAAAAGAAACAAATTCATTTAACAACATGAAACAAATTTTGATTACGCTCGGTTTGCCGGAAACGGGAACTGAAGCGGATGCAATTGAAAAAATCAAAGCCTTACAAGGCGAAGCAGCGAAAGTAATCACGCTTAGCAAGACTATTGAAGAGCAGGAAGCAGCGGGAATTACTACAGAAGTAGAAGCCGCTATTCAGTTGAAGAAAATTACCGCTGACAAAAAGGACCATTTTGTCGCGCTTGGTAAAAAAATCGGATTAGTTGAGCTGAAAAGCACGTTTAGCGCAATGCAGGTTGCTTCAAAGCCTACTGATTTTGTTCCAGCCGGTGGCGGTCAGGGTGGCGGAGAAAGCGCAACTGACACGACAAACAAGAAGTATAATGAACTCAGCGAAACTCAGCGCATTAATTTGCGAAAAGAAAACAGGCCGGAATACATTCGACTGTTTAAAGCTGAATATGGTTTTGAACCCGAAATCAAAGACTAACCCGAATCACAAAAAATTAACCCGAAATAGAAATATGAAAAAGTTACTTGCAATCAGTTGTAACATCCTGTTGATGATGTTCATTTTTACCCTTTCACCGATGGCCGGCGCGGCTGCGGGGATAGGAATATCCCTTTTACAAAAACCTGCCGGTGCACTTTTGGCAGGCGTATATACCGAAGTTTGGACAGGTGAAATGGTGAAGAAACTGCGTGCATCGGAAGCACAAAGTTTCATGGAAGGCATTCCGGATTATTCGCAATATGCAAAAAATAACGTGATTCACCTGGTTGATATGGGTGCTGATCCCGGTGTACTCATTAATAACACAACTTACCCTATCGACATCGAAACACTTACGGATGGCGATATAGCAATATCGCTCGATAAGTATCAGACGAAAGCAACAAAGGTTACGGATGATGAGCTGTACGCATTGAGCTATGATAAAATTCAGAGCGTGAAAGATCGTCATGCAGGTGCTATAATGGATAAGAAGTGGGCAAAGGCAATTCATGCATTAGCACCTTCTTCTGATGCAACCGCTACGCCTGTTATAGCCACTACCGGCGATGCAGATAGTGGGCGAAAAATGATTACACGCAAAGATATTATTGCTTTGAAGAAGCGATTTGATCAGCAATTAATTCCGACAAAGGGCCGACGACTTGTTTTATGTACTGATCACGTAAATGATTTGTTATTAACTGATCAGAAGTTCGCGGAACAGTATTATAACTACCAAACGGGCAAAATTAGTAATCTGTACGGATTTGAGGTTTACGAATATGCTGAAATGCCTTACTTCAACGGCTCTACGTTTGCAAAAAAGGCATTTGCAAGCACGCCAACCTCCGGAACTGACTTTATGGCCTCAGTAGCATTTTACGTTCCTATGATGGCGAAAGTCAGTGGCGAAACAAAGTATTATTATCAGGAAGCATCCACCGCACCGCTGACGCAAGAGAATATAATTAACTATCGTCATTATTTCATCGTGATGCCGAAAAAGACTGCCTATATAGGTGCAATTGCATCTACTAAAGTATAACCCTTCTTTTAATGTTTAGTTGATTAAAAAGGCATCATGCTTTTGTGTGATGCCTTTTTTAAAAAAAACAAAAATGGAAAATATATCAGCACATATAACGTACGAAGAAGCTACACGAAGTAATCGTGCAAAGGTTTTGAAAGTTGAAAATAAACCATCCCCCGGCGAGCTGGAAAATATGAAAGCATTAGCTATAAATGTTTTTGAACCGCTCAGAGCTGCGATGGGTGTGCCGATCACGATTTCATCGATGTTTCGCTCAGCTAAACTGAATGTGTTAACACCCGGTTCGTCCGCGACCTCGCAGCATTGCAAAGGTGAGGCGATAGACATAGTAGCCGGAAAAGGTGTTACAAACCGCACTCTGTTTCTGTATATATACAAGCATCTCACATTCGATCAGCTGATTTGGGAAAGTGGTAACGATCAGGAGCCCGCGTGGG